GTCTTTCTTCCACCACCTGATCCAGTCGCGTTTCACGATGGCAGCCTCCGCTGCCGTGGGGTTTTGCTGGTACTGGGCGTACCACTGCCACATGATGTGGTGCATCGACGCCCGGGTTTTCTGCAGACTCTCGAGTGTCCACTGCTCCGGCCAGATCGACTTCTCGTTCTCCGTGCCCTCGTTCAGAATGGCCGGGAACTCAAACGCCTCGTAGCTGTCCCCGCCCTCGTTCATGGCCGAGTCTTTGAGCAGGCGCCCGATCAGGTCCCGCTGGTGCCAGCGCGTGTGCAGCACGCAGATTTTCCCCTCCGGCATCAGACGAGTACGCAGGCCGGCACTGAACCATTCATATGTTGTGTCAAGGCTTGTGGTGTTGCCCGCCTTGATGTCCTGTTCGGACAGCGGATCGTCTGCAATGATGAGGTGTGCACCCCGGCCAGCCAACGCGCCGCCCACACCGATCGCAAAATACTCGCCGCCGGCGGTCGTGTTCCACTGAGCAGCCGCCTTGGCGTCTGGCGCAATCCGCGTATTAGGGAAAACCCTTTGGTATTCCTGGCTGGCAATCAGGTTACGCACCTTGCGCGCCATGACCACTGCAAGATCGGCAGTGTGGGAGGCCACAATCACCTTGTGGTCGGGGTGCCGGCCCAGATACCACGCTGGGTAATAAATAGAGATCATCTGGGACTTGCCCATACGCGGCGCCATGCTCACCGCGATGCGATCTTTGATCCCCTCCTCCACGTCCATCAGCAGCCGGCCCAGCCTTTTGAGGTGTGCACCGAATTTATAGCTGCGATCGACCGCCGCAATGAACGCCAGGAAGTCTTCCTGGGCAGCTTGCACCGCTTTTCGCTCGTCAATCTCGTCCATCAGCGCCAAAAGCTCCGCCGCCTCGTTGTGCGGCAGGTTTTTGACCAATTTTTCGACGATTTGGGGGGTCAGCTCCATGTTATTCCGGCATTTTCGGCAGTTCTATGGGTGCTTCGGCCTCAATAACGCGTGTCAAACGCTCCCGCAGCAGCTGCTCGAGCTCTTCTGTGGGTCTATGACGCATCGTGATCTCGGTTTTGTCGGTGAACAGGCCCACGTCGCTGATCTTGCCCAGCATTTCCAGGGCTTTCATGCGGATTCTGGGGTCTGGGTTGTCCGATTCGAGGATCAACCGGTTGGTCACGTAGGTCCGCAGCTGTGTGGCGGACTTCACAATCGTGCGATCGTACTCAGTTAGCAGCGCGCCGATGTGCGCAACCACCCCCGGGCGGGCCAAATCCTCGTCGGAAATCTTGATCTCGCCTGCAAACGCTGCGCGGGCAGCAATTCGCTCCTCATCGGAGATGTCGTCAAGGGCCGGCAGGGAGTCTGTGTCCAGCAACGCAGCCATTGCGGATGCCACCCGGTCCTCCAAGGACTCGAAAGTGGGCGTGTAGCTCGCCAGCGGAACGTCGTAGTCGATGACTGTCTGGTATGGCATGGAGGGAATCGCACTCCTGTAGATGCGGCGGATTGTATTGTATTTTTTACATGGGTCAAATTATTTTGACGGGGGGCCTTTCCTATATAGAGGGGGTGGGGTGCGGGAATCCTGGAAATTTTATGTATGCGTAGTATTTGAAATTTGATGGCGTGGTGGTGGAGGATCGAAAGCTCAGCGTAGCGCGGCGGGCGGAGTCCCAGAATAGCTTTGGGGGGCCGGGTGCGGGTGGGGTCGCCAGTCTAGGATTAGACATAACCCAGACTTGACAACCCGCGCTGGATATGGTGTAATACAACTACTCGATCAATGGTGATCGGGACAAACCTAAAGGTAAACATCATGAACGCATTGTTTTCTAAGTCTTTCGTGTCCGAAGTCAAGGCCATTTTGGGCAAGGCCCAGAAAATCGAGGGCACCGTGGCCGCCTACCGCAATCAAGCCGGCCAGAAAATCGTTGACTGGCTTGTGCTGACCTCGCCCGCTGACCGTGAGAAAAACTGGGCCAAGTTGGGCGCGAGTGCGCAGGTCAAAGGCTTGTTTGCTGACTGCGGCCTTGGCGAATCCGCCTGCAAGAATTACACCACCTCGGTCAAACTGGCATACATTCACGATGTGCCCTTTGCGGCCAGTCTGTTTACCAAAGAGGGCAAGGCGGCCGCCGGTATCGCCACGGAATCCGCTGGCCGTGCTGACAATGCCAAAACCGGTGGCAAGGTGTCTACCACCACCCGCAAGGACTTGGACAAAACCATCAGCAAGGCACTGGCGCAAGCCCGTCTGCTGAACCTGACTGACTTCGCGGCTGACTTGCTCGATATGTGCATCGACACCTTGCCCGACTTCAAAGAAACCACCCTGGACAAATAACGGACACGCCCCCTACGGGGGGCTTAGTCTAACCTTAGACCTACCACACCAGCCCGGCCACCGCCGGGCTTTTTTGCGTCCGGAGTTTGTACCCTGCGTCATCACGGCGCGGGGGCCGTGATAGTAGTGCGACCGCGAGGGAGTGTGCGCGCGGGAGGGAGCCGAGTCGGCAAGGGAGTGGCCGCGTCTAAGATTAGATAGAGCATAATGTATATACGTTCAACACAGGAGCTGTTATGCAGATCACTTTCACCATCCCCGAACCCTATGCCACGTACCTCACCGAGCGCGCGGATGTCAAAGGCATATCCCCCACGCAATGGGTCACGCAGTTGCTGGTCAAGGAATTGACGCCCGGCGGGCTGACAGCACAGCGGGCATCGCGCCACGCCGCCAGGGACGCCGAAATCCGCAAGCGTAGGGCTCAGGGGTTCACGTACCCGCAAATCGCCAAGGAGTTCGATATTGGGGCCCAGCGCGTGTACATAATCTGCCGGGAGTCCGAATGATCTAAGATTAGACCGCAGACCCCGCATGGGGTCTGTAACGGTGTGACGCAAATAGGCAGAATGTTGCGTTTTTTGCAGGGCCGAATCGTCACATCAAAACTGAATACTTAAAGAGACAAACGTATAGAAACAGTGTAGACTTCTTATAAATAAAATATAATATATTATATATTCTCTCTCTCTCTTGTAACCGTGTAACGGCCCGAATACACTACGCCGCCAGAAAATTTATTTTTGTCTAAGCTTAGACACCCACCACCACACTCGGCACCGTTTGGGGTAGTGGTGGTTGCCACAAAATCCCAAGACCCCCTATTCCTTTTTTCACTGAAAATCCCTGTTACATCGTAACAATCCCTTTTTTTCGCATACAAACGCGCCTAACACGTTGATTTCATTGAACTTTCTTTGTGACAGCATTTTCGTTACAACCAAACCCCCCATTTGTTACCTGTCACATCACCATTTTGCCGTCCTCCCTCGGCTCTGCCTCGGGTCTAAGCTTAGACGCCGCTTGTATTTGTCCTATAATCCCTACCTCCCCAACCACTGAAAGCCTGCCATGGAATTCACAATGACTGTCCCCGAACGCTTTGCCCAGAGACTGCAACCTTTGCACCCTGATGGGGCCGAGCATGCCGCCGCCGCGGCCTTGCGTCTTTATTTAGAACTTGGTGAACTCGGCGTAAAGGCATTGCAGGCGCGCGCCAAGCACGAAGGCATGAACGAAGCCGAACTGATCGAGCACCTATTGCTGAGCCCCAACCCCGACCGGGGTACTATCACCAGAGGCGAGGTCGAGGGAAGACGCGAGAGAGAACGCGCACCAAATTACCGGCAGGCCAACAACATCGAGCGTGATCGGCAGATTGCGGACGAATACTTTGCAGGGGGCACCACTTACCCCAAGCTGGCGGTCAAGTATGGCCTGAGTGCGATTCGCATCACGCAGATTGTGACCCGGGCCCGGGAACTGCGGAACATCTAATCTTAGACCCGAGGCAAAGCCGAGGGAGGACGGAGAACTTTATGACCGATACTACGACTACCGACATTGCCAAGATTCGCAAGGCTTACTTGCGGGTACAGGACGCGATGGCTCGAGCCAAGGACGCGGGTGACAAGGAGCTGATGGCCAAGTACCGCGAGGATTACTTTGCGCTCAAGAAGTTGTTGGCCGATGCCAAGGCTGAGGAGCGTGACCAGATTCAGGGCTACCGCGACATGGTGCAGAACCTGCGTGATGTGGTGCGCGAACTCAAGGCAGACATTACCGATCTGACACAGGAACTGCAGGAAGCGAGGAAGCTACAGGACGTGGTCAAGAAACTCAAGACTGAGCGCGCGGCCATGCAGATGGAGATTGACACGCTCAAGGACGAGGTGCGTTGGCTACGTGCACCGGCCCCGGTGGAGGACTACAGACGATCGCTGGTGCTGCCACCTCAGCCCACGATACCGAAACTCACAGCTG